GGTGACGTGGTGCACGACCACGGCGGCGACGGGGGGGTCTACGTCTGCACCGTCGCCAACACGAACGAGCAACCGTCGCTGACCCCGGCGAAGTGGACGGCGATCGACGGCACGGGCCGCGAGTTCGCCATCGGCCCCGGCGCCACGTCCGATGTCGGTGGCCTGTCGATCGGCCTCGGCGCCACGTCCGATGGCGGTGGCCTGTCGGTCGGTCCCTACGCCGTGTCCGGTGCCGCTGGCCTGTCGATCGGCACTCAGGCCACGTCCGGGGTCGGTGGCCTGTCGATCGGCGCTCAGGCCACGTCCGGGGTCGGTGGCCTCTCGATCGGCGCCCAGGCCACGTCCGGGGACTACGAGGTCAACCTCTCAGGCATCTACAAGGGCACCGTCGACCCCAGAGACCCGACGCTCCCCACCGGCGCCAGCATCGCCACCGGGTTCGTCGACCTCCCCGAGACCGCGGACGTGACCAACCCAGCCGCGGGGTCGCAGCGCCTCGTCGCCCGCACCGACGGGCTGTATGTCCGCGACAAGGCTGGCGCGGAAGTGGGGCCGCTCGGCGCGGGTGGGTCGGGCATCCCCGCCACGATCATCGACGCCGCGGGTGACCTCATCATCGGCACCGCAGCCGACACCGCCGCACGCCTCGCCCTCGGCCCGTCGGGCCAGGTGCTCACCAGCAACGGCACCACCGCAGCGTGGGCGCCGACGGTGCCCTCGATCGGCTACGTGTCCGGGGACGTGTACACGCTCGGCGGTAGCACCGTCGCCACCACGGCCGCCTCCGTCTCGGCCGCTGGCCGCTGGCTGGCCCACCCGGTGTGGCTCCCCGCCGGGAAGTACTCGGGGCTCAGTGTGTACGTGTCGGCCGCGGCCGTGTCGACGTGGCGGCTCGGCATTTACAACGGAACCCCCGAGGCGCCGACAACCCTCCTGCACGATTGCGGCACGATCGCCACCAGTCCCACCACCGGCCAGCTCATCGCCTCATCGACGTTCAGCATCACCACGACGGGCCTGTACTGGCTGGCCGTGCTCGGCGACGCCTACACCGCGACACCGACCGCGCACGGATGGCGTGGCAACCAGGCCGAGGCCCCGGACCTCCCCTACCTCGGCGTGCGGTCGCAAGGCGTGTCCGCCGGTGGTCGCTACCTGTTCGCCCGGCTCAAGACCGGTGTGACCACCGGGGCGATGCCGAGCCCAGCGCCCGCGTCGCTGGCGTGGACCGACGCGCTGCCCCAGATCCGCGCCCACGCCACCTGAGAAGGGAACCAGCCATGACCACCGTATTTCGAGAAGGTCGCATCGTCGAGCAGGTGACCGACAACGGCGACGGCACCGGCACCCGCACCGTCTACAACGAGGCCGGGCAGGTGGTGTCGACCGGGGCGGTCACCGGACTACCCGTGCCGGACCCCACCGAGGTCGCGGCCCGCACCATCGAGGACCGGCTGCGCTCCGGGCTCGACGCCAACCGCACGTATCTGGCGATCGACACGCCGACCGCCGCGCAGCAACGAGCCCAGGTCGCGCGGCTCACCCGCCAGAACACGGCGCTGATCCGCCACCTGCTCCGCGACCTCACCGACACAAGCGACACCTAGGGAGCCACCATGTTCCGACCCACGTTCTGGCAAGTCACCGTCGACCGTGCCATCCGCACCGCCGCACAGACCGCTGTGGTCCTGCTCGGCGCCGGCCAGGTCGACGTGCTCACCGTCGACTGGCAGGCGGTCGGCTCCCTGTCCGCTGGTGCCGCGGTGCTGTCGGTGCTCACGTCGCTCGCGTTCCCACCGGGTGAGACGCTGTGAGCCGCCGAGATACCGCCCTGATCGTCCTGGCGGTGGTGTGCGTGATCGTCGCCGGGGTCCTCATCTGGGCCGACAAGGACGCCGCCGCGATCGCCGGTGCCATCGGTGCCGCCATCGGCCGCCTGTCCGGCGCCAACGCAGGGGATAACCCATCTACCACCGAGCAGGGAGAAGGCTAATGACCGCGCCCGACGAACCGTGCGAGGACTGCGAGCCGATCGCACCTCACGGCGAGAACCCCGAACTGATCGACGAAGGCGACGAGCGATGAGCCCTACGGGATGGTATGATCATATGCATGGGACGCAACTCCGAAACGATCAAGTACCACCAGATGATCGACGCCGGGATGGCGCCGACGGAGAAGTGGTGCAGCGCGTGCAAGCGCTGGTTCCCGCTGGAGAACTTCGGCGCCGACCGGAGCCGAAAGGACGGCCTGGCGAATCAGTGCAGGCCGTGTGCTCGGGCCCGGTACTCGGCGTGGGTGGCGGCCAACTCGGACCGACACAAGGAGAAGGCCCGGGAGCGTGCCGCTCGGGTGCCGCTCGCGAAGCGGCAGGATCACCACAGGAAGCACCGGTACGGGATGGAGCCGGGCGAGTACGACCGCATGTTGGCGGCCCAGGGTGGGCGGTGCGGAGTCTGTGGGATGGTGCCGAAGAAGGCTCTCGTCGTGGATCACAACCACGCCACCGACAAGGTGCGCGGGTTGCTCTGCTACACGTGCAACCGCGGGCTCCACATGCTCGACGCTCCGGGGCTCCTGGAAGCCGCGCTGCGGTACTTGGGGGAGTCCGATGACGCTCTCGACCTCCGCGCTCCGCAACGCATGGGCCCCAGCGTGTAAGCCGAAGGGCGGCGTCTACCTCGCCGCCTACAAGGCGCTCGACGCCATCCTCAAGCGCCACGGCTACGGCCCACGGCGCACCGACACCGGCGCCTACAACTGCCGGCGCATCACTGGTGGCACGGGGTACTCCCTGCACGCTTTCGGGCCCGGCGACAAGTTCACGTTCTGGAACGGCGTGACCATCTCCACGTCCCTCGCCGTCGACATCAACTGGGGTACGAACCCCTACGGCCGCAAGCTCGTTACCGACATGCCCAAGGCGATGGTCGCAGAGATCAAAGCCCTTCGCACCGGCAACGGCAAGCAGGTGTGGCGCTGGGGTGGCGACTACACCACCAACAAAGACGCCATGCACTACGAGATTGTGTGCACCCCCGCCGACCTCGCCACCGGGATCAAGGGCTCGAGCCCGGCACCGCCGCAGGGGTCGGGCATCCCCCACGACGTGATCCGCGAGGGCGCCAAGGGCGACAAGGCGACGGCGATCCAGTTCACGCTCAACTTTTTGGGCCACCGCTGCACCGTGGATGGCGTGTTCGGCCCGAACACGACGGCCGCCGTCAAGTCGTTCCAGGCGGCGTGCAAGTCGCTCGGCTCCAAGGTCACCGTCGATGGCGTGTGGGGCCCGCAGACGGCGTCTCTGGCCGAGTGGTGGACCGTGGCGACACTGGCGGGCAAGCGGTGAGCGGCGAGCAGGGTGTCGAGCCGACCGCCGCCCTCGCCGCCGCGGTCGCCGCCGCGGTCGCCGCTACCGGCGCGTACCAGTCGTGGTGGTCCAGGCGCCGCACGTCGGACGACGCCGTAGCGGCACAGATCAAGGAGGTTGTCGACGCGTCGCTTGCACTGGCCGAGGAGCGCCGGGCCGGTGAGCACGACTGCCACGAACAGCTAGCCGCCCTCAGCACGGAGATGCGTACCACGACGGCCGAACTGCGGGCGAAGGTCGATGATTGCGAGCGCAAGCACGCCGAGGTGGCTGCGAAGCTCGCACTGGGTGACTTCCCCCGCCAGCACGGACCCGCCTAGTCCTGACCCGGTCCTCCCTGCCGGGTCAGTCGCCCCGCCCCTGTCGCTCCCGGTCCCGCCCCGGTCGAGCACGGGGGCGGGGCATCTTCGCGTTTGGGGAACGATCGTTCCGTTTGTGGAAGATCGAACGCCCGCCGTTAGGTATGCGAGGTGTCGTCGTGCGGCGACGCTGGCACCGTGTCGCCGTCCGGGTACAACCGTACCGTTTTCGGTACTGTCGTGCCGCCGTCCGGGTACACCCGGAAGCCGGACATCACGCGGACGCCCCGTAGCGGGCGGGCGGGATGAAGCACTGACACATGCCAGTCACCGCCACCTGCTCGCACCATGAGCACCGAACCTCGGGGTCGTAGCACCGGTCCTCGTCGTCGCCTTCCGTCAATGACGAAACGGCGGGGGTCCCTTGGGTGCCGGGGAACAGGTCCCCGAGGCCCGCCACCGCGATCACACGGGCCAACGCGGCGTCCTCGTCGGGGTCGCGGTCGGTGGTCAGTAATGCCAGACCGATCACCACCGAGAGGTCGGAGGGGGCGGTCACGACGCCACCTCGTCGGCCAGGTGCTCCACGGTGAGCAACAACGGCCCCACCCGGTCGAGCGCCAGATCGGCATTCCTGGCGTCGATGTCGACGCCGATGGCGTCGCGGCCGTGACCGGTGGCAACCATGAGCGTGGTTCCGCTGCCGGCGAACGGGTCGAGGACGACGCCGTTACGCCACTTGGTGCCGTCGTCGGGGCACTCGCACTCCGACCAGCCGATGGTGGTGTAGTCGGCCGATGTGATGTGGCCCCCGGGTGGCTGCGTTGATCCGAGTAGGCCGGAGTCCTTGGCCTTCCCGTTGCGCCCAGCGATGCCCCCGCCGAGCTTGTCGGCGTAGCCCTCTGCTGCCTCCACGATCCGTTCCGATGGTGCCCCGCACACGGTGCACACCTTCGCCGGGACCATCGACTTGATCGGCCGCTCACACAACGCCGGGGGATACACGGCGTAGTGGCTGCCGCTGTAGGGGGCGGTGGGGATCACCCAGTAGTCCAGCGGCGGGGCACCCGCGGGGTTCTGCGGCGAAGTCTTCGCGGGGTTCGCGTAGTCGCCGCCACCCTTACCGTTCGCCGGTGGGCCGTCCTCTGACCTGACGTGCGACCCCGCCGTCTCGTCCACCCGTGGGTTGTGGTGGCGCACTGCGTCGAGGTCGAAGTACCGCCGCTGCGCCCTCGTCGCCACCGTCATGTAGCTGGTAGCCGGGCGGAACTTGTCGCCCAACGCACCGACCGGCGGGTTCGGACGGCACCACGCCACCACGTTCCGCACCCGCCACCGACCAGCGGGCGACTCCTCGCCGGTGAGCAGGTTGCGCCCGTAGGCGAGGGACAGGTGGTACAGGTGCGGGATCCCGCACAGAGACTTCGGGAGGGGCCAGCCAGCGCCGCCGCTGATCGGGACAAGGCGCTCGCCGCCGTCGGCGCCGGTTCCTTCGCGTTCGGCTCGGTGCTCACGGGACCCCTCACGTTTCATGCGTGCCGACCCCGTGAATGCCTCTTGCCCCTCACGTAGCCCGCCGTCGGCGTAGTCGCCACCCGCCCCGCCACTCCCCGCGTACGTGTCCCCGAGCTCCACACAGATCGACCCGTGCGGCGCCAACACCCGGCCCCACTCCGCCGTGAGCAACAGCAACGTGTCGAGGAACGTCGCCGGGTCAGGCTCCGACCCGATCTCCCGATGCTTGTCCGGGTGATCGGCTGGCAGGTACGACCGCAACGCCAGAAACGGCGGGGAGGTCAACACGAGGTCGATCGACCCGTCAGGGATCGTGGCGAGCACGTCGCGCACGTCGCCCACGATGTAGCGGGCGGTCATCCTCGCCCCTCCTCGAGCCGGCGCCGTAGCGCCTTCGCCCGCTCGTGCTCGTTGTAGGCGTCACGGCACGGGCCGCACGGCGTCTCGTTGCGGCGCTGGTGTGCCGAACGGCCACCGACCGTCCCGCACCTCGCCGCGAACCGTGACGCCTTGCTCATCGGCTCCGTGCGGACCGCCAACCGCTCCCGTGGGGACATGCCGCCCCACACGCCCAGCGGCTCGTTGTCGAGGGCGTAGGCCAGGCACTCGGCCCGCACCTCGCACACGGCACAGATCTTCTTGGCGGCCCGGGCGTTCTGTTTCGGCCCCGGGAAGAACACGTCGGGGTCGGCGCCACGGCACGCGCCGCGGTCCTGCCACGCCATGCGCTCCGGGTCGGGGGGCTCGTAGGCCACCAGTTGCAGGGATGGGATCACGCCACGTCTCCTTCGTCGTCGATCGGTCGCCGGTCGGCGGCCGCAGCAACCTGTGCCCGAGCCACGTGGGTCGCCCACGGCTCCGGCATGTTCAGCCGCCCCTCACGTTGCGCCACGTACTCCCAGTCGCACTGCGGCGGGGAACACCCGCTCGAGCACGTCTGGGGGCCGCACACGGGGCACGTGCGGGGCGCTGGTGGCACGTCGGGCGTCGATCAGGGCGCGGATGCTCGGGACGCTCACGCCGACGGCCGATCCGCGTCGAACGCCGCCACGAACTCGAGGCCCACCGCGTCGCACGGCACCCACCACTCCTCGGCGGTGAGCCGGTGCGTCACCCGCACCTTCGTGCCGTGCGTGCCGATCGACACCGTCGTGCCGTTGTCGGACACC